AAACAATGACTACTGGTATAGATGCCATAGATAAATTTTTGTTAGAACCTTATTTTAAGATAGTTGCAGCTAATAAGTACGGAAAAACAATATTGTCTCCTCAAACTCACGCTATTAATTTCGTTAGCAATATGGGTTTTGCCTTTGTTAATGGACACGGAGACATTAAATCTTTCAAAGAAGCTTATAATGCTTTTCATAAGGATTTTAATAGAGATCAATACAATAAATATATTAGATTAGGTATAATAGATAATAATGTTCAATTAAAAGAAATAAAAGCTCTTTTTAAAGATGCTAATTTTGAGGACGGAATTACAAGTATAATAGATAAAAAAAGCTCAAATTTTACAAATAAAATAAAACAAATAACAAATAAAGGTTTAAGAGGTTTTGAAAAGGCTTATGGAGCTGAAGATAATTTCTGGAAAATATTTGGTTTTGAAAATGAATTAAAAAGATATGCAGATTCTGAATATGGAAAAAAACCAAGTGAACTTAATGAAACGGAACTAGCTGAAGTAGAAAAGATAGCAGCTGAAAACGTTAAAAACATATACCCTAACTATGGCAGGGTTTCAGATATAGTTCAAAAATTTAGAATATTACCTGCTGCAGGTTCTTTTGTTTCATTTACATACGAGTCTTATAGAACTGCATACAACACTATAAAGCTTGGAGTAAAAGAGATGAAATCTCCTAATAAAAACCTACAAAAAGCTGGAAGAAAAAGATTAATGGGAGCAGTTACTTATTTGTCAGCAAGAAACGCATTGTTGTACGCAAGCACTAAAGGAGCAGGATTAGCAGCAACAGGAATAATACTTGGAACACTAAGTAGTGACGATGAAAAAGATAAAACATCATTAGCAAAAAGATACTTATATGATTTTCAAAAGGCATCTTCTATTGCCCCACAAAAAGTAGGTGATGGTGTTTTTGAATATGTTGATGTAAGTGCCTCTGACCCTCACGGTGCTATAGATAAAATAATTAATCGTATATCAGAAAGCGAAAACCTAGAAGATGCTGCAATAAATGCATTTTCTCAATCAGTTTTAGAACCTTTTTTAGGTGGAGAAATGACTGCGAACTTAATATCTTCCGTAAGTAAAGGTGAAAAATTATCAGGAGCTCCTATTTATGAAAAGGCAGATCAACCAGAAGATAAGTTAAAAAAAGCATTTTTTTATGTTGTTTCACAAATTCAGCCTGGGATTACTAAACAAGCTATTAAACTATATGATGCTGAAAAAAAGTTGAAAACAGCAACAGAAATGATGACTGGATTAAAAACATATAAATTAGATATTAAAGATCAGTTCAGGTATAAAGTAAGTAACTTTCAATATAAAGAAGAAAGCTTAAGAAATATTAAGAGAGCTTATAAAAAAAAGATAGAAGGTAAAACACCACAAGAAATAGAAAATATATATAAAGACTTTAAAAAAGATTATGATGAATCTATTAAAAGTTTTTATTTAGACTATAAAGCTGCAAGAGATGTTTTCGGGGTTAGCGCTGAAGATTTATATGATATAATGAAAGAAAAAAGGTTAAGCCAGTCTTTAATAAGTAATATAGAAGAAAACGACTTACCTACCTTATCTAAAGATCCTGATGAGAAAACAACTACAACAAAAAAAATAAAAGGATCTATAAAAGCTAGATAATTATTACTATATTGAAGGATGAGAACTTGCAATATTTGCAATCAATCCTTTCCTGATACTGAATTTCCATCTGCTGGAATAAAAAAAGGTAAAAGATACAGACGTAGACAATGCTCTAAATGTTACGGTAAAAAGAAAAGACACCGTAGATACGTCAATCAAAGATGGCTTAGAGAACTAAAAGAAACAATGGCTTGTGAGTCCTGTGGATACTCTAAAGAAACACATCCAAAGTTTTGCACTCAAGCTCTTGAGTTTCACCATTTTGAAAAGAATAAAGATTTTGAAGTAAGTAATGGCGTACACAGAGGAATGGCCGTAAAGAAAATACAAAAAGAAATAGAGAAGTGTAAAGTGCTATGCTCTAGATGTCACGTTGAAGAACATTACTCATCGTGATCAATCAACTCATCTAAAATTTTAATTAGATTCTTACAAGACTTGTTTACCTCGTCTTGTTTTTTATCCATTAAACTTTCATAAATTTCATCAGTAGTATCGTTAAGCAACTTAGTAATGAAGTTAACGTATGTAGTGTGGTGTTTCATTGTTTTAAATCTTCTGAGTATAAAAACTCATCTCCTAATTTCTTATCTATTGTCTTAATAGTTCTATATATTTCTATACTTCTTTTTTTAACTTCCTCTTTTTCTGCCTTTGTAGAATCTATCCCTAAGTGAGCATACAAACTACAGTCAATCTCCAACAACTTATCTATCTTATCCTTATCAGTCCAAGTCTTGAACTTTAAAATATTTTCTATGTCTTCAAATTTATACCTCATAATAAGCTTTATTTTTTTTCTCGTACCTATAATAAGCCTCCAATTCATTGGGACTTAAACTAGCCCAATTATACATTTCGTTTTTGTACATCTTTTCTTTTAACACTTCTTCAAAATTGTTTCTTTTCCTATCCACTACATCATCCCACAACTTTAAGTACTGAATATACTTATTTTTTTTCTTTGTAGGCTCGTAATTAGAAACTACTTTTTGGTAATTTAATTCTAATTTATCTGCTACCTCTGGCAATGTGTAACCAGACATTATTAATTGATTTACTAATTCGTTGTCAAATTTCATTTAAATTTAATTTTAAGTTGATTAAGTCTAAGTATTCATCACTATCTATTTCCCTAATATCAGTGAATGAATATAAATTCTTATGTAGCTTAACACAATCCACTGAAAAAAAAATAGCATTTGGTTTGTGTATCACCCCACCATAAGTAGTGGTCTTGTTAGGGTCAAGGTTGTCTAGCTTATTATTAATTAATTTAGCAATAGCCATAGACTCTACCATAGAAAAGCTCTCTTGTAGCTTGTCAATGAAACCCTCGTCAACATCAAATATTTTATCCTCTATATACTTCTGTTTCAAAACCGTAGCCATTTAACTCTTTTAATCTATATTCTTGTAATTTAGATAACTTTCCTTTTTCTGTTTTAATCTCTGAAAATAAAACATTAGAGTCTTTTGGTATAGCAATTAAATCAGGTATGCCATTTTTATTAGTCTTAATTAGTTTAAGAACATAATACCCTTCTGCCTCAAGTTGCTTTATTCTCTTTGATTGTATTGCGCTTTCTTTCACGATATAACATTCTAACCTTAGAACCCAATCTAAAATCATTTGGGTGTTTCTTAACTAATAATTCAAGTTGCTTGTCAAGGTTCATTGTTATAAATTTAGTGAATTATATTTATTTAGTTCGTAAAAATATTTAGTAATTTTCTTGTTATTGTCGAATTCTGTTCTATAAGGAGCAAACTTCGGAACAATTTCAGAAGTAATAATCTCCGACTTTAAATCGTTTAGATCATACATATAAATACCCGAAGAGTCTTTAACCAAGTAAAAAGGCTTCTTATTTATGGCTTCACCAACCATTAATAAATTATAAAACTTATCTACTTGTATATAGTGAGTATCATAAACAACATCCCTAACTTTAATTTCTATTATAGAGATGTCGTTGTATGCATCAAACACTTGATATTCATTCTCAGTTGGTTTTAACCCCCTATTGTAGTTTTTATTCAACTCTTTAATTAATTCAAGCTCTTTGTTTTTCATTTCCACTGGTTTCTACCAACTAACATTCCAATAATGCCATAGTTAGCTATATCAATAAATGTATCTTCTTGACTCTCGCCAGGAACATAAGCCTTACCATTTTTAATTAAGTTCTTTAACCTGCTTATCTTATCAGTTAATCTAATTGATAAACCTGTTAAAGCAAACTTTTTATCTTCTGACTTTTTCAAATCACCCCCCAAAGCAATATTATTCAAACCATAATCCATTTGCTTTCTCGCAAACAACTCATACATCTCTCGCTGTATGTCTTTGAACTCCTTAGATAACTCAGGATATTCTTTTTCAAACGTTTCTATTTCTGTCATTTTTATATTTGTTTATTGGTATTTTATATTTATTATCTATTTTTAGTAAATCTATTATTTGATGACAAGCCTTTGTGCTTTTAATGTAATATTCTTTTTTTGATAATTCAGGATTATTTATTTTATGCATTTCATCAACCCTGCAAACATCTGGCCTATTATCATATATAGAGCATTGGTTTTCTTCGTCTAAATGAATACATCCTCCATCGCCTCTGTCTGGTAAATAACCTGACTTACCAGCAATCATACAACAAGCTCCGCATCCTGAACATAAAAACTCTGTCATTTTGTTTTGTTTTTGTAACTTAAGTAAGCTCCTTCAATATTAAATCCACTACCACACTTAGTACAGTCTCCTTGGAAGTAGTTAACATACTCTTCTCTTGGTATGCAATACCAGTTATTATTATAAGGGTTGAAATGATATACTAAATTAAACTGCTGCATCCTTTTTGTAAATTTTCAATAGCCCATAATGGCTGTAGGTTAGTGTAATGACATAGATCATATGTTTCTTCTTCTGTATGAGCTAATGCTAATGGCTTAATGTGATCTATATGCCACTCACCGTAATTATCCCAACTCATTCCTTCTCTAAATTGATTGCTAATGTGTTTTCTCACCTCATCAAAACTACATCCTAATATATCTGTAGTCTTACCCATCTTATCAACAATACTTTTTCTTATTCTACGCCTTAAATTTAGTTTCATCTTGTACAAAGGGTCGTTGTCTCTTCTGTTTTTTTCCCTTTTATTTATATCAGCTCTATGTTTCTTAGCGTAATCGGAATTGTAAGCAGAAATATGTTCTTTATTATTAAGTCTCCACTCTTTAATAGCTAACGCTTTAGCATCTCTATGCTTTTCCTTATTCCTTTCGTAATGCATACGCAAGTACTCTTTCTGTTTTTCTTTGTCTTTATATGGCATAATCTCTTTTAAAATGTCTTAGCGTGTAATCTTTCTTTCCATTAACGGCTTTGTATATCATCTTCTCAATACCTTTCTCAGAAAATATCCAATAAATATTATTATGCATTCTCTCTTTAGTAGTCATACGATCACGACTCTGCCAATAACTAGTAGCACTAAAGTCAATATTGTAATAAACCAAGAAGTCTGCTTTTCTTAATGATATTCCCTCTCTACCACTCACAATCTGTAGAGCAATGTTCTTATCTGTGCTGTCAAACTCCTCAAGTGTAGTACATAAACTATCACCAAACACTTCCCTTAATGCTATTAACTCAGCTTGAAACTTATAAAATATACCTATCTTCTGACCATCAAACTTTTCCTTAATAAAATTAGCCTTACTTAAGTCAAGCACAACTCTTTTTCCACTCTCGAACTTCACCGTTCCACTATACATCTGATGCATCTTAGTCATTAGCTTAACAGCAGTATCGCCAAGTATATACTCTCCATCTATCTCATAAACTAAATCTTTTCTAAGTACACTAATCATATCCGTAACCTTTTGACTAATAGGAACCAATAACACCTTCTCATTAATAGTAGACTTAAAACCAGCCTCCTTTTGACTATATGAAATAGTATAAGGCTTCATCTCTTCTATAATCTCAGTAAGCCCATTGCTATAGTCATTTATGTTATATCCATTGATTTTTTTCTGCACTACCCTTACATACTCCCCAGCAAACTTATAAAAGCTTCTGTGTTTACTAAAAGGATTTCCAGGCACACCATACACCTGGTGATACATTTGAGAAAAACTCTCCGGAGTAGGAGTCCCTGACATTAAAATGACATATGGTTGATGGTCTTGTATTAATTCTTTTACAGTCTTAGCTCTTTTGCTAGGCTTTGGAAAAGCTCCCATTGAATGAGCTTCGTCACAAATAATGACATCCCACTTTATGTCCGGTATCTTGTGAATGCTTTCATAATTAATAGTAAACATTGTAAAATTAACAGGACACATTTTATCATAATCACTAGAGATAGAGCTTATAGCTTTTTTCTTAGTGATGAATAATACGTTTTCAACTTTTAACTTTTCACATATACCCAAAGAAGTTAAGGTTTTGCCTGTTCTAACCTCCATAGATAAGTAAAGTAGCTTTTTGTTTTTAAGCACTTTTAAACCCTTTTCAATGATATTTAACTGATAATCTCTAAATTTCATAGCAATTTTTGTATTTTAACACATTTCTCATAATCTTCAATGTCTGTAAAATATTCCAACATTAATTCAATCATCTCCTTATCATCAGGATATAACGGATCGTGAGCAAATAATATATCTACATTAACCACACCTAATTCCATTTCCTCTAAAACTTCCTCTATTCCCATACCGTCAACCACCATTTTGTAAGTATTAGTAAAAGCAATATGTAATCTTTGTGGATCTAACTGTATCATATGCTTAATGTTCCATTGGTTTCTAACTCGTGCTTGCTCCTCATTCTAATCCATTTACCAGACCTGTCTTTTCCTTCCTCAGGATTAACTCCAGTTTTAAACATAGCATAAGAACTTAACCATTGATAAAACTTAGTTCTAGATACAGTCATCTTAGCTTTAGGAGCAAAATCAGGATTCTCAGAAATAAAATCCATATATAACTCTTGTTTATATATTTTAAAACCATTTTCAAAATCTTCACTTGGGCTCTTTCCATCTAATAAACCACACCATTCAATAAATTCGTGACAAGTCTCAGCAGATAATTGACGTATTTTAAGATTCACAAAAGAACTCTTCACCAAACCTTTGTTCATATAATATTGTAAACAGTATATCATATAGTTGTCAAACTTACACCACTCATTACTGGACCAATCTCCAAACATTAACTTACCAAACTCATCATATGGAGTAAATGACTTGTTGTAATACTGATTAAGTTCTAACTCCCACTTTCTTCTTTCAAATGAATTACCCTTTCCTTTAATAGCGTAATTAGTAGTAATAGCAACCTTTGGTGATTTAGAAAAAGGTATCTTAATAGCATCTTTGTTTTTCTTCTCTAAAGTCAATCCTTCTGTAATCACACTAAACAACCTTTCAAAGTCAAAGTGTTTTCTAACATCATCAAAGCAAAGTATCTGCGTATCTGCTGAAACCAACTGATAAGCAAATGACTTTTGAAAATCAAAACCCTTACCATCAATAACCACTAATTTTTTCATATGCTGTAACGCATTCATAAATAAACCCTTTCCTGTTCCACCTTCTGGATTATCACTAATCACCTCGTCATTTAATATTACTGCTGGGCAGTAAGATAAATTCTTATATCCGTGCATCAAATATCCTATCGTACTCTCAGTAGATTGTATTCTCTTTTCATCATTAGCACAAATGTTAGAAACAAATTTCTTGTAATCACACTCAATAGAATCACAATCCTTAAAGTCCCTATCAATTACGTGGTCTTTCCAAACATAACCACCTAAATCAATGTAATCAATAGGCGTTACAGTATCATTAGTAATTTTAACTGCACAATTTTTGTAATATATATACGACTCATTCTTAGTGTCTTCAATAAAAAACACCTCAATAGAATCTAAAAGAGTTAAAAACTCCTCTCTGAAATACTTAGTATGTTCTGCAAAGTAATTATACACCTCTATGTCATCTACAGTTAATAAATGAGTTAGTATAAAGTCTTTTAATTCCTTTTCAGATGCGTGATCAATTAAGTTATTAGTAACCTTAACAAACACATAATTCTTACTCCCTTGTGGATTGTACTTGTAAAAACCATTATCTTCCAAAAACATTTTAAACTTTAAGTGAAATATCTTAATGACACCCTTCTTGCTTTTAGTCCAAAACTTATTATCAAATCCCTCTTCCTGTATTTTATCTATCACACCATCCAACACATCTTCATCTATTTCATCAAAGTACTTTTTAATATCTGTTTTAGACTTACCCTTTAATACATTTGACTTAATCTGGTTTATCTTCTCAGAATCCTCATAAACTCTTGTTCCAAAATTAGATAAGTTGGAATAAGCAGAGTCAATAGTTTTTTTAATCTCGTTTATGGTAAAGTCTTGTGACTGAAACCCATTCAATACATACTCAGCAAGAGGCTTCTCAATTCCAAAGTCATTAAATGATGACGCCAATATAAAAGCATTTTGATTTCTTTGACCTTCATTCATTGGGTATTTTTTCTCCCACCACTTTACCATAATATCCACTATCTTAGTTTGATCCGTAATAGGGATTGTGACTTCTTTATTCTCCATAACTATTGGAGTATCTATAATTTTATCCCAAACTATAGATTCATCATTGATGTGAATTAAAGGATCGTAACTCTCGTAGCATACTCTTGATATATTTTTAGAAGTGCTGTCAAAAAATTCACAATCAAAATATTGCTGTAGAGCCATAAAATATTTAACGTGGTTATCAACATCAGCAGGGACCTTGATTAAAACCTTAAGGCCCTTGCCGGATGGTGATATGAAAACACAATAAACAAACTCATCACTAATTAACTCTTCTCTATGTTGGTGTAATTTCTTTTGAGTGTCGTAATTGTCGAAGTCTAAACATATTAAGCCACTATGCTCCAGAATGGAGTCATCGTTTCTTTTATTAAACTTTCCACTAAAACATATAGCAGGTAACTCCTGCTTTAGCTCATTAATTCTTTTTTTGTCTTTTTCTGTTCTAATCCTCTTAATAAGATCTTCTGAAGACCCATTACTTATTCTTTCTATAATGTCTTTAACAGGTAGGTGAAAAGGTTGGGTGGTATCCTTTATGTTTTTAAATATGGTGATTTGTGACATACTGTGACGATTTTGTGACGATTTTAAAATTCTTAACTTACTGATTTATAACTTCTTAATACTATTTGTGACGAAAGTGACGACTTCTATAAGAAAAAATAATAAAAAGAATAAGGTGGTATACCCAATTATATTTATTACAAAATATTTCAAAAAAATCGTCATTTCCGTCACATTTATAGTTTTAGAATGTAACTTCCTCAGTTTTCTTGGTAGGTTCAAACGTGTCTAGTTCTACATACTTCTTACCAGACTTTGAGGTGTTAACATTTAAGTTAACCCATCCATTCTTGTCGTTAGACTTAAGGAATGCAATAGCATCCTCAACTTTAACAGACATTGATCCAACAACCCAGTCAGGTTGATTATCTCGGGTTTTAAAAATAAACCCATCAGCAAACACTTTTTCTTTGCTCATAACTATATATATTTAAATTAATGTCTACAAATTAACTAGTGTAGACTTCTAGTGTAACTCTTCATAAATGAAGAACTCTTCTATATTCTCAGTGGAATCTTCACTGAAAAAATTATTGTAAATACCCAATGCCTTCTCCACCTTATCTTCTCCGCTGTCAATAAAGTCTTGTGTGGGCTCAAATATTCCAAGCATCTTATTTACTTTATCTATGGCATAAAAGACTACAGGTACTCCAAATAGCTTTTGGTATATGTAAGCTTGACTATCGTAATTATACTTCTTTGCAGAATACTTAAACTTAGATATATCAGACGTTGTTTTGATGTCTATAATTCTATCTGGATGAAGTATATCAGCTTTTCCCTTCCACATAGCTCCTTGTATTTCTCTAATTGCAGGCACTTCGTATCGGTTCTTACTATTGTATATGGCTTCATAAAAACTTAAATTGCTTTTCATTATCTCCACCAACTCATCTAAGTGATCAGCCTCCTGTTTCAATAAAGCAACAGATAAACCCGACTCCTTTAATTGATCTTTATAGTTCTTAGTGTTTCTACTTGTAGAGTCAATAATCACAAAATCATCTAACTTATGAGGCTCTAACATAGATACGTGAAAGTATCTACCTTGAACCATAGCTTTAGTTTCCTTAGACTGCTTTCTAAAGTTCCTAGGGTCATTTAACAGACTGTAAATATCTGAATTAGATAAGAACTGTCTGCCAAAATCTCCATAGTAATCTTTGTCTTCTTGTAGCTTAAGGAGGGTTTCCTTAACATCAAACATAAGTCTTGATAGTTTTAAGTGCTTTTGCAGATAAAATATACTTCTTCTTTAATCTGTCTACTACTCCATCAAAACCTAAGTGCTTATTGTCTACAACATACTTCAAACAATCTTCCCACTTATCATCACTAATATCTAACTTAGCTTTTTCAGTATAAGTTGTCTTGTGATCATTGGTATTGTCTGGGTCATTAGTGTCATCTATTAATAATAAACCATTTAAGGCGTATTTTCTAGAATAAGAACTACTGCTACCAAAACTCTGAGCAATATCCATTCCCTTTCTAGATGGATCAACACCTGCACACGCAGTAACTGAAACACTTTGATCTGACTTATTATCCATTATAGTAGCAGTTGTAATTATAGTTACAATACCACCACACTCATTAATTGAGTCTGATAAAGTAATAGATGCATTGTGCTTTTTAAGTATAGGCTTTAAGGCCTCAAGTATGTCCTCACAAGAACGATACTTGTATTTACCAAAACTATTGTATTGGTTCTTTGGAGCTTTTAACTCCGATTGGATTTTCATTAACTTTTCCATTGATTTGATTTAATTGTTTATGTAATTTACTGTACTTACTTAGTACCTTCTCTTTTCGTGTTTTGTAGAAAAGTAAAGACTTTCGATTGTTATCTTGGTAACAATTCCTAATTTTTATAAATAAACTGTCTAGTTCAACCTCACACTCATTCATTAAGACGTTTAATCGGCCCACAACCCAACCCTTCTCTAAAAAGACATCATACTCATCGTCTGCTATCTCATCATAGTAAGGAGAAGAAGACTTAACAATAGTAAAATTATCTTTTTCTTTATTTATCTTAACGCCCTTATGAATAATAGCTTTTTCATATTTACTATTGTCCATATATATAGTTGTTCTTGTTGACTTGGCTTGACTCCAAACCTCTTCTAGACTGAACATTTTAATTCTTTTATAAGATCTCTTAAATCGCTATCTACTCTCATTTCATTTCTAATCTTATCTTGTCCGTATAAAATATTAGAATGAGCCATCTTGTGATTATGCTCACTAAAAATGTAATCCTGTATATAACAAGGTCTTATATTTCTATCCTTACACAGATAGAAGTAAATTTGCCTAGCATCAATGTGATTTCTCTTTTTTGATTTGTTAAATAGACTGTCAGCTGGTACTTGGAGCTTCTCCACTACCACCTTCTCTATTTTCTGAAGTGCTTCTTCTTTCGTCATTTGATTGATAATATTCATAGTCATAAAAATCCTGACTATTTATTGTTATTAAATTATAATATTCTCTTTTACTGTAACCCATTTCAGGTCGCTAATATAATATTTGTCTATGTAATATCCAAATTTAGTCAGATAAATTATCCCATAAAAGTTGTAACTCTCTGATTTTTATATAGTTAGGATTGTCTTTTAATTTTTCTTTTAAAATTGACTCTGTAATCCAATTTACTTTTAATCCTTTCATTGTGGTATCGCTTTCGTATTCCATTTTTCTATAGTTTGTTCATTAGTTGAATCGTCAATATAATAAATATATCCATTCAATTCAACATATAAACTATCTTTTGATCTTACATCTATTTTCATAATTTATGTTTTAACTGTTAAATACTGCACGAAAAGTGATCTATTTTTAAATAAATAGTTTGGGTTAACCCAAACTTTATATTAATTTATCATCTTTATACTCGTCATACTTTCTGTCTTCATCTTCATACTCCTCTTCTGGAAGTAGTAAAAACTCTAATTCATCAATGACTTCTTTTATTAAGTCATCACTTACATAAACCTCAAGCGTAGAAGTGTATCCTGCAATATAATCACCTACCAACACATCAATTATGTCGTCCTTTTTTATAAAGATATTTTCTTCTTCTACTATCCTACCTACACTTTCATCCTTTAATACATATATTGGATACCCATCGGCAGACCTCGAGCTATATAAACTTACATCGGTTAAGTCTGTATATTCGTTTCTTATTATTACGTTAGCTATTTCTTTTTCCATTGTTTAAAGTTTTTAAATAAAGTTCTTTTTCGTTTTTACAATCATTATCTTTTATAGCTTGTTCTAACCATAGATTGCTATAATATATTACAAAGTCATTTTTCATATTCTCTTGGTTCTGTATGTTCTCCACAATCGGAGCAAATATCCGTCCATTTGATTTCTGCTCCACAACATTCTGATTTTTCCATTATACCCATATTAAATGTTCGTTATACTTTAGTAACCATTCTCTTTTTAAGTCATCGACATAACCTTTATGTATGGCATCCATACAGATCTCTCTCCTTAATTCAGTTACTCTTTTTTCGACATATCTTCTATGCTTAAATCTTCTATTTAATTTCATAAGTCTTAATATTCATTTGGTTTGCGTAGAGTCTAAAAAAATACTCTTTGCTAGTTATTAAATTATTAGCCCACAACTCTTGCAGGTATTCTAAAGTGTTATTTTGTTCTTTCATTTATTTATTTCTTTGATTAGTAAATCCTCTGTTTCATTTAGTGAGGTCAAATAATATTCAGCATAAGCCGAATCAATTGCACCACTGTTTAAATCTTCTATCATCCAACTTTTAATGTATTGTACATTTTCAAGTGACTGGATCGTGTTAGTCCTATCTTTGCAAGATGTAGACATCATTAGCATTAAGCCTATTGCCGTAGCAATGCACAATTTTATAAGTATTTTTTCTTTTTTCATTTTATTTTATTTAATTGTTTTACATTCATAATTTATATTTTATTTAGTTTCTGTATTCACTAGCTATAGAATAGCCTACAGAATTTATGTTTTTATTTCTATCTAGTTGGTAAATTAGATACTTATATAAATTTGTACGTTCTGGTTTTTTGCAAAATTTAGTATATAATTTTCTAGTACGATCATCGTACTCCTTGTAAAAAATGTAAAGAGTCATTTTATTTATATTTTAATTGATTTTTAATTAATACTTCTTTTTTAAACCACCTTTCAAGCTCTAGAAGTTGATCCATTGTGAATCCTGACAACCTTTCAGTTGAGTAATGCATCTTAGATACTTCCTTGTTGAATAGTTTTCTTGCTAAGTGCTGTACGTTTCTTATTATATTTTCCATTTTATTTATTTTGTATTACAAATCCAGTTGTATCTTTTTTGGCATCTCCTTTTGCTTTTAATCCCAATACAACATTTTTATATTTAGTCATCTCTAAATCTGTTTTATCGCCATCTACCACTTTAAAACCTTTGTAAGTTTTGGGTAATTTATCCATAAATACAGCGGACACATTGCATCCACTATTTAAAGCTTCCATTATTTCGTGTTCGTTGTCTTCTTTTCTTGATAGTGTCAAATGGTATCTAGTCCCCAAATATTTTTTAACCTTGCCAATTATGGCGGTATAATCATAGACAATAATATTTTTATATAAAGGATTACTTAGTAAGTCAACGTTGCAATGTTTTTTAAGTTGATAGATAAAATCTATATCGCTGAACGTGTTTAGTCTTAAAGCTACATTTTCACCACTTGAGGCAATTTGATTTATTTCATTGGCCAATTGAAAAAGAAACATTTGTTTATTATATAAATAGTAATTTGTTCTATTAATTCGAGCCTCTGAGACATTTTTAAATTTACCGCGTCCCGCCTGAACTAGACACGCCAACGCGCAACCCTTCGAGGCTTTCGGACATACGTTAACCCCTTTTTTATTATGGTTGTAAGGTGATAAACTTAAATTGTAGGTCTTAAATTCGTTTTTATCTGTCTTGGTGTTTCCACCTTTTGACAATAAATTTTTTACTGGTTTATATTCTAGCATAATGTATTTTTTATTTATTAATTTCGTCAGCTAATATAATAAAATTTTTATTAGTTTGACAATTTATTTGTTTTTAAAAGTTCCTTTTTTGAATTCATAATCAATACACAACCCTAATAAAGATATTTGCAAATCCCCATTTTTAGTCAGTTTAAAATTTGGCTTGTGGTAAAGCTCACTAAATGTTTTTATTATATCTGTCTTAGTGTATATTATATTTTCTTTCATATTGTTGGGTTTTATGGGGCTAATTAAAGCCCCTGATTAATTTAATTTAGTTTTTAATTGTCCAAGTGTCGTTATTAACAATTTCTTTTAAACATAAAGCAATTTCATTATTATTTAAACCACTTGATGTTATTTCTAAAATCACATCATAAAACGACCATTTTTCTTGCGTTGCTATATCGTGTATATTAGATAAATATTCTATAATATTAAAATCTTTCATATTGTATTATTTATTTGTTGTTTTCGTCAGCTAATATAAAAACAAACATTTCTTAAAACCTAATTTAATCGTGTTTTGTTTAACCCTTTTGAATCCTTGATCAACAGAGTAACAACAGAGAAGAAAAAAACTTTAACAACCTTAAACAAAAACTATTACTTTTTACACCAACCTAACAGAGGAATAACAGAGATAAAACAATATTTTTATTTATTTGCTTTAAATGGGGGCGGGGTTTTATTCCCTTTGTAAGTATGTTTAAATACTTTTAAACGTTTTAAAACGGATAATTTAATTGTATTAAATACGGGTACGGGGTACGGGTAACGGGTCAACCGTTGCACGGTCAAACGTAACGAGCACCCACCACAGCACCCACCACAGCAACCTCCAAACCCCACGACACCACCCACCAAAACGGCAAAAAATCCACAAGGACCAACCAAATCAATACCCCCACCCAACAAAATAAAATCATTTTCCTATACACACACACGTCTATATCATAGTATATAGCCCCCAAATTATATGTGTTTCGTAACTTTTTTAGCTAAATGTGACGGTTTTCATCACAAATGTGACGGTTTTGTGACGAACTTTTACTTTAGATAAACTACTCTAACTTATTGATAATCAATTATATATTATTTTACTGTGACGAAAGTGACGGTTTTTACTCTATTTTTTAAATAAAAAAAAAAAAAGAAGAAGAAGAATTATATATAGTCAAATTTTGCAGAAAATATCGTCACAATCGGCACATCCCTGATAATCAGGCAGTTAGCCGTCACAATTCCGTCACACCAATACTTAACTAGTTGACTTTCAAGTAGTTGCTCGTCACACTAATTTTTTTTCACAAAGTTTATTGTATGGCTTTAAATAATTTATATATTTGGATAAAATTTAATCAAATGTCATACACTCCAAAAGAACTCGTTTTACACGAGGAGGCCAGAAATAAACTAAAGTCTGGCATTAGAAAAATCAGCGAAGCAGTTAAGAGCACATTAGGTCCAGGCGGTAATACTGTTGTTATAGAATCTCCGGCACATACACACGGAATAACGGTTACTAAAGATGGCGTTACGGTTGCCAAGGCTGTACAATTACTTGACCCAGTGGAGAACCTTGCGGTTCAGATGATGAGGGAGTCTTCTCAGAACACTGCGAATATAGCGGGTGACGGAACGACTACAGCCATTGTTTTGGCGGAGTCAATAGTCAAGGAAGGTCTTAAGCACTTGGCTGAAAATAACATTAGTTCCAATAAATACATTAAGTCTATTAACGAGTATACGGACAGGGTGATTAAAAACTTGGAGTCGGTGTCAAAGAAACTATCTAAGAAAGGTTTGTTGGATGTTGCGACTATATCAGCGAACAACGACAAAGATCTTGGGAAAATAATTGCAGATACTTATTTAGAGGTAGGTACTGATGGCGTGGTCACGGTAGAGAATTCTCAGAATGACCAAACGTTTAGTGAGGTTCATAAAGGTATTCAACTTAAGAGAGGGTGGGGTGCCAACTCTTTTGTGAACAACCAGAAGAAAGACGAGTGCGTGCTTGACGATTGCTACGTACTGTTATCGGATCACGTCATTAGTAACGTACTTCAGATTGAGAATGTGTTGAAGCCAATTATTAATGGTGGACATAAGCTACTGATCATTGCTTCGTGCAGTGCCAATGTGATGAATACATTGTCGGCTAATGTGGTGAGAAACGGATTGAAACTTTGTCAGATTGAGCCTCCTCAGTTTGGTTACAAGCGTCACGAACTGATGAACGATATAGCGGTAGCGACAGGTGGGAAGTATTTCGCTGAAGAGACTGGTGATGACCTCAACCTAATTAGAATGGAAGACTTAGGTAGAATAGACAAGGTGATAGCGGGTAGAGACGAAACTATTATGATAGGTGGTCACGGTGATGAGGCTGTCATTAAAGAAAGAGTGAAAGAGTTAAAGGTTCAGAAGGACAATACGAAGTCTAAGCCAGAGGTGGTGTTTATGAGTGAGCGAATAGCTTGCTTGAATGGTGCCATTGGCGTAATATACGTTGGCGGTAATTCAGACATTGAGCAGAAAGAGAAGTACGACAGGGTAGATGATGCAGTGTGTGCAGTTCGATCAGCACTAGACGAAGGCATACTTCCTGGAGGAGGCGTGACATTATGGAGAGAAGGTCATAAGTTATTAGATGGAGAGGATCAGTTGGCTGCAGAGAATTTATCTGAGTCAATGAAAGCTCCTCTTAGAACAATTATGATGAATGCTGGGTTGTCTGACGGGGACATTATGGAGATAGAAGGATTGGTAAGCAATTCAGATTCCAAGATGGGTTACGATGTTAAGGACGGTATGTTTGGAGATATGTACAAGATGGGAATATTAGATCCATTGAAGGTAACGAAGAATGCACTTAAGAACGCAGTATCGGTAGCAACAACAATATTAAGTACTAACGCCATCATTACAATGGCACGAGAAATAAAATAAAATGAAAACACTAAAAGATTTAGCAGAAAAACATTACTCTAATATTCATTATTCGTTTGATGTATATTACTATCCAGGTTATGATGATATGTATGTAGGAACATTAAAAAATATTATGAAAATAAAAGGTTATAGAGTACAATTCAAATCACCAACAATGGAAGGGTTAGTAAAAATGGCTGATCAATTCTTAGATATAACAGAAAACATACAAGAAGATAGAGAGTCAATGAAAAATCTTGTTTATGAATGGAACTTTGACAATAAAAAGGAACTAAAAAACCAAGTTGAAATATACAATGATTTGCAAGAAATAGCTGGCTTTCCAGAAAATAAAATTTAAATGAGAAAACCACACAGTTTAGAGATAGTTAAATACGATTACAATGGTAAAGACATTGTAATTAGTATGATAAAAGTATTAGACGAAAAAGGTGAGTATATAAAATTTGCTAAACTAGACAAAATTACACCATACTTATCTAAATACCCAATAAAATTCAAATGAGAAAACTAGCAATAATAGGTGGCTTAAGTTTAATGTCAACGGGAACGGCTAGTATGTTGTGGCATAAACAAAAACTTGATTTCAATCCAAATACAATTGCCTTAGCTACAGGAGGTTTTTTTGTGGTAGTAGGAATAACATATAGAATACAATGAAAGAAAACAAACTGCTAATGATGCAGAACCAAATAAAATCGATAAATGCTGCAATGCAGCATTTAATAACCTTATCTCTTGCGACTGAAAAAACGTTAAAGGCTATGCCTGGTTACGAAGAAGCGGTAGAAAAAATGAAAGAAGATGAAGCCGATAAATAAGTACATTGTCATTACTCCAGTTACGGAGGAGTTAAAAACAGAGTCTGGGTTGTTGTTGTCTCAAACTGATGCGTTTGCATTCAGGTACAAGAAAGCTACGGTAGTAAAGCCAGGTACTGAGGTGAATACTATTAAGGAAGGTGATGTGGTGTATTACGACAAAGCTCAAGCACACGAGGTGATCATTAATGATCAGTCGTATGTGGTTATTCAAGAGCGGGACGTTGTTGTTGTTTTATAGACTTGTTTAGTTTTAGTATTGCATTTCGATAAACTTTATCCATATACCTTACGTCATCTTTAAAAATTGGATTGATTTCAGCTGATTCAGCTATCTCTTCACCGTTTAGTTTTTTATATATATTATTAATTGCTCTTTTACCTTTGAAGGTTACTTCATATAGTCTAGCTTCTTTACCTTGTTTCTCTCTCCATATGTGAATGTATCCACGTTCTATTAAGCTTTTAAAACGAGTTGGGTCCCAAGACATAATCTGCCCATACTTATGAAAGTGTGTTTTGGTAAACAGTCTTTCTGAGTAGAGAAAGAACATTATATCTAAGTCAGCTACGGTGAATCCGTACTGCTTCTTTGCCCAGTAACGAATGATTCTCCAATACTTGAGGTAGTCGTGAGATGGCTGTATTCTGTCGTGAGGTTTCCTTACAATCTTTTTCATATCTTTGCTAAATATAATGAAAGATCGGATATTATTAGTGTTATTGGTGGGATTTATATTCGGTTTTATTTATGTAATCGAAGAAATAATTAATTATGGCAAGAAAAAAAAAGGGAAACAAAATATGCCCCGCAGGAATAGCTTGGGCTAAGAAAAAGTTTGACAAGTATCCGTCTGCTTATGCCAATATGGCGGCTAGTAAATATTGTAAAGACCCTAAATACGGAAAATGAGTAAGTTAAGTCCAAAACAAAGAAAGATTGCAAGACTAGCAATGCCTTTTGATAAAATAACGGGAGCTGATTTTAAATTATTAAAAAAGAAAAGAAATGCCAACAGTAAAAATAAAAGGTAAGAAAAGAGTATTTCCATACAATGCTGTGGGAAAAGCTCAAGCAGATTCCTTTGCTAAGATGAGCAAGGGTAAGATTAGTTACAACCCTAACTACGGAATGGAGAAAAAAACCAAGTCTGGATATTAATGGGAGAGTTAAAGAAATGGCGTGATCAAAAGTGGGTTCGTATTGGTACTGATGGTTCTATAAAAGGAGCTTGTGGTACTAGTAAAAACAAGAAGAATCCAGATAGATGTTTGCCTTTAGCTAAAGCAAAGAGGTTAAGTAAGAGACAAAGAGCAGCTACTGCTAGAAAGAAGAAAGCTTCTGGAGGCAAGAAGCAGTTTGTTCCAAACACTAAAGCGGTAAAAAATGGCTGATAAAAGTAAAATGAAGTGTAACGCAGTTCGTCCAAGTGACAGAGCTGGTAAAAAGAAAATGGTCAAAGGTTGTGAGGGTGGTAAAGAGAAGTTGATTCACTTTGGTGCAAAAGGATATGGTCATAACTATAGTGCTGCGGCACGAAAATCTTTCCGAGCCAGACATAAATGTAGTACAGCCAAGTCGAAGTTGACAGCTCGGTATTGGGCCTGCAAGAATTTATGGGCTGGCAAGGGAGGTTCTACAAAAAGTTCACCAAAAAGTAGAAGAGGAAAATATTAGTTATATTTGTAAAAAATACAAACTATGACCTCTATACCAGCAGGAACCCAGTTTCAGGGAGTTATTCCAAGTAACGGATATAAAAACAAAAAATCAGCTTTACTAAATTCATTATCACCACTATATACTATAGAAGATATTGCTGCTGCCTCAGGTGGTGGTGCGTTAACTGTTGAGACTTTAACATTACAAGGAACAGACGCAACAACAACATCTCAGGCAATATATGGGATTAATGTTATAGATACAGCTACAACTTCTGCTTTAGCAACTAGACTGCCTGCACCAACAACAGGAAAGCAAACTACTTTCGTGAATACTTCTTCAATGTCTATTTTAGTTTTTCCTTCTGTTACGGGAGGCAAGATAAATGGAG